TTCTGTGATATCACGCGCCATTGTTTATTCCTCCAAGCCAAGAGCGCGGCGGCTCACAGGATCTAACGATTCGAGTTCAGATATTCCTCGTTGAAGGCTGGACCCCATACCTCGTCTATCATCTCCCAAGCCCCCTCGATTTGCTCCGGCGTCACTTGGTCCGCTTGGCCGTTGTTGTGCATCAAGGCCCGACCCAGTGCCTTGTCCAAGATTCCTTCTTGCGGTGGCGACAACCCCAAGAGACGGTCCCCCAAGACTTCCGCTACCTTCTGCGATAAAGCGTTCAGTTGCTGTTGATCGAACATTTTCATTCCCCTTCCATTTCATGATCACAAGGTCTGGATTGCCAAGACTCTCATCCCACCCTGACGCTCTCCATTGCCTTGTAACCTTTTTATAATTTTCTTCGCTACCACCAAACTCAGGGTCGCGCAAGAATTTTTCATTATATGGTATTCTATCAACCTCTTCAAATCCAAACTGAGCATAATAGTCTGGCAAAAAACCGTTTTTGTTTTTTGCTGTCGGCACAGCGTATGCGTCAAGCGCAGTCGCGCCCTCTTGCAAAGCCTTTAGAATAGACGCGGAGCCAACGCCCTTGCCGACATTTCCGGCCTCGTTATTCATAACGCCTACAATCGACACTTCATTTGGCGTTAGTTCTGGGCTTGTTGCGCCATACTTTTTCGCATAGTCAGTGTTTTTATTCAGGCCAAAATAAACTGATCCGGCTGTGTCGCCCTTACCCTGTCTGCCCAAAGCATAGAACACCAGTTCACCCGACTTGGCCTTTCGGTCAAGCTCTGACTTTGTGTAAGTGGACAGTGTGGCTGACATTGAGTTTTCCCTCACTGCCTTAATAATCTCAGCGGAGCCAAGACCATCCGGGTTTGGATTTGATTTAGGCCCAACAGGGTTTGTGGTCATGCGCCAATTGCCTTGCTTTACGTCTTGTAAAAGCAACGCCTGTCTCTTGCTCTTAACAAAGCCCGGCTTTGCTGTAGGTATTTTGGCAAGCCTCTCTGGCGTTAACTCTGCAACTGGCAATTGCATTGCTATTGATCTAGCCGCATTTGCCCTTGTGCTTCCACCAGCCAGCTTTTCGTTAATAGCCTTGTCAAAAATGTCGTCTGCCTTAACGCCAAATGGCACTTGTGCGACAGGGTCGCCGAACAATCCTATCGGATAGGATGGGTGGGCCACCCCGCCTTCTATTTCTCTGATGTCAACTGGCGGCTTAGTCTTGTCAATTTTGACAAGCACAGAACCTTGGCCGATCTCATAGCCAGCCTCAGTCGGGTTGATTGTCTCTCTAATAAGCCGCCCTATTGGCGGTGCGCCAAGCTCTTGATATGCGGCTTGGTCGAGCTTGTCGGCAATTGCGGCGCGGTACTCAAATGATTTGCTTTCCAAGTGCGCCAGACCTTCGGGGCTAAAAATGTCCGGTAAGTCGGGGAATGCTGGATCATTTGATAGCTTTTGTGCAATTGCTATTTTGTTTTCTGGAGTAATAAACCCCTCGTCTGCATATGCGTTTAATTGGCGGTGTAGAATGTTGGCAAAGTCTATGTTTGATCTGTGCGCCCTTGGCGACATAGTTGAGACAAGCATATAATCAGCACCACTGTTTTGGATGCGCTTTGCAATCTTAGGGTCAAGTGACGCAAACCCAAGCCCTTGGTCGCGTGAAGTCTTTAGCGTTCCATATCCAGACCCGCCCATAAGGGCGCGTCCTTTAATTGGTGCTTCTGAAAGACCTTCGTATGTGCGGCCAAAGTCAAGCATATCGGCTGGCACAAAAACTACTTTTTTACCAGCAATACTTTTAAGAGGGAACTCAGTAGATCCGACTGTTGGCAATTTTACTGCAACCTCTGTAAGAACTTCATTCGCAACCTTTCCACCATCCATCAGTTTCTGCCCGGCGACAATAGCCTCATCAACAATGGCTGTCGGGTCAACATTTGCCCCAAGCATTGTGCCGGATGTGCGGTCTGCAATACGGCCCGGCGCACCAGCGGCATAGTCTGCGACAGCCTTACCGACAGCACCAGCCATCTTTGGCACAGCCTTGGCAACCGGCTTGACTGCTGCCGCCGCACCCGGCAACCCGGTCACTTCGCCAACCAATGCTGCATCTTTAGCCAGAAACTTGTACGGCTCTGGGATGTCTAACGTATCGACAAAGTCAAAGAACGTCTGCCGCCAAGCCTCGGTGCCGTAGTTTTGCTGCAACCTATCAACCGCGTCTTGTGAAGCCGGGCCAGCGCCCATTGCAAGTAAATCAGGAATAAGGCCCATTATCCCAGCCCCTGCTCCTCCAGTCATGCCTAGTAAAGTAGAGCCACCAGCAGCAGCTACCTTTGCCGGGTCTCCTGTCACACCAAGTTCACGCATTGTCGGCGCATCTGCGCCAGTGTAAAAACCTTTTGGCTCTGGGATGGAAACTTCCGATCTAGTCAAGCCGTCATCGCCAACTACCGTCTGCAACTTTACGCCGTTCTCTAGCGCAAGCTGTGTGTTCATCATCTCTCGCTCTAGCGCGTTCATTACATATCCCCCAGAGCATTATTAATTTCTTTTATTCGAGCAATGGCATCCATCAATTTAAGGTGGTCATCAGCATAAGATTGATTTGTTTGTTGGAGTGACGTTGATGCAGTAGCCACTGCACTAAGATCGCTTGTGTCTGAAATATCCAAGTCCTCTATGGCTATTTCATTGACAATGGTTTCAAGCTCACTGCGCTCTGTCTTTAACAGTTTTTGCAAATTGCCCTTGGCAATAAATGTGTCGGCCAAAGCAATGCGATCAAGATTAGGGTCAATCTTTTCTGCGCGAATAAGCTCACTCTGGAATTGTGCCACAAACCTTAATGCCTCTGTGCGTTTTCCAGCGGCGTCAATAGTAAACAGCCCCGCATCCGGGATGCCAAACGCGCCTCGCACCAGCTTCATTGCCTGCTGATGCTCAGTGTTGTTTTGAGACTGCAACGCATTGAAAAATGTGCCTGACGAGGTCTTGCTAATTTTTCTGTTGACGATTGCGTCTAGGATAACACTTTCGGTCAACTCTCCGCGTGACGACAAAAGCTGCAAACTAAACACAGTTTCCTCATCATCGACAGCAGTGCTGTCAGTGTAGAACGCATCTCGGTAGGATTTTGCAACGCTGGCGTCCAGTGGGTTCAACAATGCGAACACACGATCTGCATCCATATGATTGCCATTAATCAGCACTTTATTAAACTCACTAGAAAGGCGCTCAACTTCAGCCTTTCTGTCTCTTTCCTTGACTGTCTCTTGCTGTGATTGCCTTGTGTAGAAACCCGCCTCGGCCTCGCCAATCGCAACAAACGCGCTTCGCCTTTGATCGGCTGTCATCAGAGAGACTACATTTGCAACAGCCGGGTCAGTAATTTTTTTATCAAGCCACTGCTGCCGGTTTGCAATAGGATCTGTCAAAGCCCAATCGGAAACAATGCCAATCATTGCGCTGTCAACTTTTTGCTGGAAATCTCCTAAATACTGCGCCAGTTTTGCATCGTCATCAATGATATCACTTAGCTGCTCAATTCTATTTCTTTCGGATGTGATTAGAAACGAAATCTCATCTGCGCCCTTTGGGGCGGCAGTAAAAATTCTTTCCCCAATCCCCGCCACAACATTCTCCAACCCAATAGTAACATCAACTTCTGCCTGTTTTTTGGCAGCGTTTGACATAATTGTGCTGTGGGCCACAGCCGCGCTGTTACCAACGCTAGACAAAGATGCGCGAAACTGCGGCGCAGCCGCTGGCGAAATGTCATAAAGCGCCCCGCTGTAACCGTTAATGATGCCATCTATTTCTGACTGTAATTCAGATATTGGTGTAAAATCATTTTCTGCTTTTATACGCGCCGCTGATATTTCATTGCGTGCGGCAGTTTCTAAGTTCAAGCTAATTGTACGCATTGCAGCATCACGCGCTGCGCGGTCATACACTGTGCCAGTGCCGCCGGGCGTCAGTGCTTCGCGGCGCTCTTCAGTCTGAGCGTCCAAAAGTTGTTTTGCAGACGGCGCATTAGCCGCGCCATATTCAGCGCCTTCAATTCTGGCCTGCACCTCTGCCTCTCTAAACGCGGCGCTGGACATCCTGTCTAACTGATCAGAAATAGTCGCAGCAACACGCGCCTGTGCGCGTGCTGTGCCAGCATAGTCAACTGTTGGCAGGCTGCTTATCTGTACGCCTAGTGGGCGATACTTAGGTAATTTAGCCACTTGGCCCTCCTATGCTATGCTGCTCTGCATCTGATAGCCGCGACCCAGACTGCCAATAGCAGAAGCAAAGCCAGCTTGGCGTGCTGCCGTAGCCTGCAATCCATATTGCTGCTCCTGCATCCTGCCGCCAGCCAGCGCAATAATTTCGCCATCTTGCAGCGTGTACAGTTCTTGTGCGCCCTTTGCCATTGCGTATTCACGCAACGCTTGGGCAGACCCGCTGAATGGATCAATGCCACCCATACCGGCTCTAGCTGTAATGCTGGCCGAGGTTTGCAAGATGTTGTCCAATACCGTGATTGCGTTCTGTTTGTATTTCAAGCTCTCCTGCTTGGCCTGCAACTTGGCGTAAGCGCCTTGCGCTGCTAAACCACGCGCTTGTGTTTGCGCCGCCTGTAGCCCCATAAAAGCTGACGCCGCCATCAATGGCATTGCTGCACCCGCACCCATATTACTGCCCCACACTAACTTTATAATCGATGCCAAGCAGTGTCATTTTTAGTGGCACCTCTTGACCGATTGTGATTTGACCATCGTAAGTATAACCTAAAACGCCGTGTAATGTCTTGATGCCGGTAAACTCACTGACAGCACTGCCGAACACATTCTCGCCAAACTTGCGAAATGGGATTTCCTTGCCATCAATCGTCATCGCTTGTGTTTCAAAGATCTCAGCGTTGATTTCAAATATTCGCTTCTTAAACCCCTTTAGAGAGCCGCTGGACAGGTTTGGCTCAACCGGCAGTGTCTTTACCTCTGGAGTAAAGTTAAGCCCGACCTGATAGCTGCTAGACGCCGCTGTGGCGAATGTAATCGTGTATGGTGATCCGGGTACAGTTTGGTCAGGCTCAATAATTCCATCACGCACGATGTTGACCGTTTTACCTTGCAGATGATCCATTGTCACCGAACTGGCGGCACCACCTGTTTTGGCGCTATCAAGCAGCGTATCTGCATCGAACAACTCCACATAGTAAACTGTTGCGCTGTTAACAGTACGCTTGACCACCGTATAGATGTCGTCAACGTCAACGCCAATGTTTAGGAACTCACCATCTGTTGTCCACTCTGTTGGCGCGATGACGTTCTGACTACGCAGTAACGTATAGCACGCAATACTGCCATCATCGCCATTGACGATCATTAACCTGTCGCCCTCGTCTGTAGATGTAGCAACACGCACTGCCATCTCTTCTGGGCTTTTGAGAAGGTGCGATGATAGCAACGAGATCTTGGCAGACGTATAGGCTTGCACAGTGTCGCTAAAGACGAACTCTTGCAGCGCCTTACCTTGCCGCTGGATAAACAGTGTTGAGCCGTCCACGTTTTGCAACCGGATACCGGGCTTCATCCCAAACGCGGTTTGTTGCTTAACAATCAGGTTGGTTGGTGTGATAGGCTCATCTAAGGTTTGCGGCACATAAAACTCTGCGCCGGTTGTAAAGATCTGCAAATTGCGCCCAGAGTAAATATCCACTACCGCATTAAATGTGCCGGTGTCCAAAGTGGCCTCAACGCCATCATCGGCCAATGCCTCACCGGGGTTAAAATTAAAGAAATCGGATACGCGAGAGCCAAACAATGTTGACGGCCTGCTTTTAGTCCCGCCAAAGAATAAACGGCCTTCGTGGAATGTAACTGAACGCGGATATCCCCTAGCCGCAGACCACACATCCTCATAGCCGTGTTCACTGTTCCAGCTTCCGGCAGCGATTGCGCTAGTATCGAAAAACGGTATATCGACAAAAGCCTTCATTTCTGTGGCGCTTACAAATTCCACATACCTAGCCCGGCCAAAGCCACTGCTGACATTTGCATATTCATTGACAGCCGCTGAATTGAACGCTTTGACTTCGTAGTGGCTGGTCGCATCCGGCGCTGTGTCCCACGCTGGAAAAACAGTAAGCACTTTTGTTGATCCAACGTAATCCTCAACATGACGCTTTTGCCCAGATCCTGTACCGCTTGTAAGCTCAATAAACATACCATTGGGCTGATCGTCAGCAGTAAAACTAGATGCTGATTTTAGCGTAATAGTGTCAGCGCCTCCGGCTTGGGCTACGCCTGTATCTGTCGTAACTGATGACGCAGTTATTGTAATGTTGCCAGACACCGCTGACGGCGTGATTGTAAACTGTGGATTGTGAAAATCTATTGCATATGCAAAAGACGGCACATGATCAAATTCAATAACGCTGGCAGTCCAAGTTGCATCTGTTGCACCGCGCACAATCTTGGTTGGCGGGAGATCCTCATGCACCACGATGACGGTGTCGGCAGACTGCACCCAATTCATCTCAGGCAGTATGGCCGATGTCAGGCTGGCTATGCTTAAAAAAGCATTCCCGGTGCCGTTGATGTTGGTGATCTGTGCGCCGTCCTTAAACACATACATTTTGCCCGGCGTGAACACCAGCATATAGCTGTCTGAAATGCTAAACTCAAACGACACCATCCGCACAGCCGTACCAGCGCCGCTGTCTAACGCGGCGACAAACTTAGTGCCATCACGCCGTTTTGCCCCGCCCTGCGGCTGAATGCTGACGTTCCTTGCTGTGGTTAATCCAGACTTGTACTGTGCAATGTCAGTACGCGCACGCAGCTTTGGATCTAACTCACCGCTGGTGAAATCATTCTGGATCTGAATGATGCGGCTCATGTTAGTACCTTATATCGCTAATCGGGAACTCTTGGATGTTCTGGGATGGCTTATCTGCGCCGTCAATGTTAATCGCAACGCGCACTAAACCGCCACGCATATTCTCCGACAGCGAGCCATACGCCTTGGTGTAATAGTAATCAGCCTTGGTAATCTGGTCTGTGATTGGCTCGGCAAACTCAGCCGCCAGCGCAGTCTTTAGCAGGCGCACAAAATATGGCGGGAATACGGCAGGCTCTGGCCGGTACTGGTAATCAATCCACACCTCTTCCAGATTTGTGTACAGGCCACCGGCATAAAACTCATAGTCGCGCACAGTGTTTGAGCCAACAGAGCCTGATGCAAACACAGCCTTGGGGTTGCCAAGCACATCGCCGGGGATCTGATATTTGTATTTCCATTCATTAATGGGTGTGTCGGCAAGCTGTGCCAGCTTCACCTTTTTTAACGTCCAACTGTATGGGTACTGCATTAGCAGTGTGTCGCGCACATCGTCATACAAACGATCCGCAACCTGTGCCTCATCGGTGCCAGTAGCAAACGATGAAAGCGGAGCAGCGCCAAGCATGATCAGTGCGTCCGAACATATTGATAGTTTGGTATCACCAGACGCCATCGCGTTACTCCAAAATGAGAAAAGATGGGGCCGGTTGCCCGGCCCCTATCCGATTAGTCGCCGTCTGTGTTAGCCAGAACTGTGCCGTCAGTTACGTCAACAACGCCAGAAGCGTTTGTCAGAACGTAGTTTAGAGACACAACTTGCGTGCCGCCTGTTGACGAGCGCACAACGATTACATCACCAACCGCCAGAGTGTCTGACAGGTCATTAAAGTAACCTTCGGTGTTAACATCTGCAACGGCGTCTGTCGTTGCGTAAGAGTACAAGCTAGGTGCTACACCCTTTTTAGAAGCGCCAATTACGCCCCATCCATCTGCTGAAAAAGCCATTTGTCAGTCTCCTCTCTATTCAGTCGCTGAGATTTTGACAATGCCATCGTCATCAATAGCAACCGCACCAGCGGAGAACATTGAAGAAACGAGGAATGACGTTTTCTCAGGAACATAGTTGATTTCTGACTTTTGGTTCATGCCGATGCCCATACCAACTGCATCGCGGTGGAACGCAAAGCAGGTGCGAGTTGACGGCAGTGGCAGGCCACCCTCGTCACGATCACCAAGGGTGATGAACTTGAAGCCGAGGAAAGTGTCGATCTCACCTGTAGACAGAGCCTTAACAGTAGCAAAATCACTAGATGTTAACTCAGTCTCGTCAAGCAATGCTGACAATCCATTTGCATGAATTACCATACAACGGCCCTCTGATGGCACGTTCTTTGTATCCAGAGCCTTTTTAGCTGCAAGCAGCTTGGCAAGGTTCATATTAGTGCCTGCGCCACCAACTGATGTGGCAACGGTTGATGGTGAGGAAGCTGCATTGAGCGCATCAATAACTAGCTGATCCATACGACGCCCGATTGCGTTTGACACGACTTGTACCAATTCACGGCGCTCATCAAAGTTGACTTTTTGCTGTGAGAAGATATCGCTATATTCCGCAGCAATGTAGTCGCTCATTGTGGCTGTGATCTGTGAATAGGTCACGTTAAGTGGTGTTACGTCAGTTTGCGGTACGCGAACTGTTGCGGTGCCTTTTCCAATTTTAGGAAACTTCACCTGATTGCCTTCAACATTTGTCCGTTCGCGGGTTACGCCAGCCAGCTTACGAGAAGCCTGATATGCCTGCTTAACCTCGGCATCGAACAACTGTACAAAAGCGTTGGAAATGCCTACTGCCATTTTCCTATTCCTTTTGAAAAGTTAAAACACGATTTAGCGCCTAGCAGGTATCCTTTCGGGCTGCGGCTTGGGCATATACGCTACGCCCCCAAGCGGGGTTGACAGGTCGCAAAGCGGGTGTCCGTCAAGGGGGATTATATGACAAAAAACGGGGACTGTAAACAACCCCCGCCCCAATGCTAGATGGCGCTGTATTCTTGTGAGCCATAAGCCTTTTCAAATGCCTTTTCGACCTTGGCGCGGAACGCCGGATCGGTCTGATACTCAGGCTTGCCAACCATCGACATTAGCTCATCCTTGGACGGCGCACCGTCTACCGGGCCAATGTCAACCGGGATTGGCTTGTCACCATAGTAGCTGCGAACCTTTTGCAGCGCCTTAATGCCTTGTGCTGTCCCGCCCATAATCTTGAACTCTTCAAAATCATCCGGCCCCCACACGCCTTTGTTGACTAGGCTCTGCGCCCACGTTGTCATTGACTTAATAGTTGCGTCAGCATTTGGGCCTAGCTTTTTGTATTCCTCGTCATGCGAGATAGCAGCCTCTTCATTTTGTAGGCCAGCCATTTCGATAAACTTTTCAGCCAGATCATTAAACGCTGACTGGCTGACCCCATTGCTTTTGGCCCATTCCCGGTACGTTGAATAAAGCTCATCGTCCTCTGGAATGCCAGCATCTGTGAAGACAGACTGATCATACTCATCTGGTACCTTATGCTGACCTTGCGAAAATTTCTTTTGCAACTCAGTGTAAGACTTAACCAAATTTTCAAGATCAGGGCCATCTTCATCGTTCCAAAATTTTTCTGGGAAATAATCTGGCCGGGTAAACTCGACCTCGTCATCTTCTGACGCCACAGTAACGCTATCAACCGATGGCTCTGCGTCTGGTTGTAAGTGTGGAATAGACTGCTCTTCTGTTTGCTGCTGGTTATCGTCACCCTCTGCTGTGGCATCGGCCAGTAGCCCTTCAGTTTCGCTCATAGTTCTCTCGCTCTTTTAATGCGTCGCTCAATTTCTCGAACCAGACTATTCTGGCCCTCTCTGGCATAGCCGTGACTTGCTTCCTCGCCGGGATACCAAGTCGGCTGCTCTATTGTCATAGAACGCAAATGGGTGAGCAACTTTTGCCCATCGTCACTGCCAAACACGCGCAGATACAAACGATCTACGTCATCCTTGTCTACCTGTTGTTTTTTGCCGATCTCAGGGTTTGCGTCCTGTAGACCGTCCCAACCTTCTGGGTTCATTGTCTATATTCCTTCTGGTGGTGCTTCTTGCGGTGCT